CGCTCATGTAGTTGGATTTTGTATCGTTTGTGATGGTGTATTTGTGCCACTTCTCCTCGAATTGGAGGAACTTGTCTCTCTTGTGCGAGTTACGCTTCTTAAGTACATCAATGAAGATCGGCATTACAATACCATTACAGTTAGTTTATATCTAAGCGTTATGAATGGGTATATCGTTTCAATTCTCTTTATACCAGTGAAGATTTATATGGATGGTTCAGGTATGAAGCGTCCATTATGATCGGTCATGTCCGATTCCAAGACCCCTGTGTCTTTTCTCTCTGCGATGACCATGAAAGATACTTTTGCAGTAGATAGTTGGTTCTTGCACATGATGTGTAGAATATTTCCATGTTCGGTGTCGATTGTGCCGCGAATTGGATCCCAATCAGTTTCATTGGTTACGAATACCGATGGATTGTTACATAGGCTCTCAAAGGTTCCTTCGGTCATATGAAACATGTTGTCGATGTTTATATGCGCTTTCCCATTTTCTAGCGTGATTGTGTCACGATATATGAGGTCAAGTCTCGGCGCTTCAACGCTTGCATGTTTGAGTTTTTGTCCCTGTCGTTTCATATCGGCGATGGGGTGATCAATGGTGAAGTTTTTTGCTAGACCAGTGAGTGTTCCATGCGTGATGACATTGGTGACACGATGGTCGCCCAGCATGATGGTATTTGACTGTTCAGCCTGTGCGCCTGCGCCGATGGAGGTAGTATTGGTAAGTCCAGTGTTCCCTCCCGATCCAGCAGATGCTCCTATGTATGTGTTGCGTGATCCAGTCGTGCAATCATTTCCCGCCCAATATCCTATCGCTGTATTATGTCCACCTATCGAGGTGGCTTGAAGCGAGCTGTGTCCGATTGCACTGTTTGCAGTTCCAAGGGTAATGCTTGATAATGCAAGTCCACCTATACCAGTATTGTTTGTGCTATTCGGCAACATGTGTTGAAATACTTCTATTCCTACAGCAGTGTTTCCCTTTGCGTCGGTGGTGGCGGCGACGCCGTCTGCGCCGTCTTTGCCGTCTGCGCCGTTTGCGCCGTCGTTGCCGTTTGCGCCGTTTGCGCCGTTTTGACCGTTTGCGCCACTTAAACCTATTGGACCCTGTGTGCCCGCAGGTCCCTGTATGCCCGCAGGTCCCTGTATGCCCGCAGCACCGTCTGCACCGTCGTTGCCGTTTGCGCCGTCTGCGCCGTCTGCGCCGTCGTTGCCGTTTGCGCCGTCTGCGCCGTCTGCGCCGTCTGCGCCGTTTGCGCCGTCGTTGCCGTCTTGGCCGTCTTGGCCGTCTTGGCCGTCTGCACCGTCTTGGCCGTCTGCACCGTCTGCACCGTCTTGGCCGTCTGCACCGTCTGCGCCGTCAAGTCCGTCGTTGCCAGGCGGTCCTGTATATGCGGTCCAGCTAGGATCAAACGGTTCATTGTGTACGTCCGCTGCGGAAGCCAATGTTGTTCCGTCCGCAAAGATGATGCCTCCGACCTGTAATAGGGATCTACCTGATAGGTCTATATGGCTGTGTACGACGGACCGCGTGTTTGTGGAGCCTTCTATACCAGTTACGATATGATCTGTGTGAACGGAGTGCGTTGCTCCCGTGATGTTGTGTTTGCTATTATATGCAAGACCTCCAAATTGTTTGAATGATGACATTATATGTGTAGTGATATGGTATATATACTACACATATAAATAATGCTAGCCACTTACGAGGCTTGAACTCGTGACCTACACCTTACGAAGGTGTTGCTCTACCACTGAGCTAAAGTGGCGGTTATTAGCCACTTACGAGAATTGAACTCGTGACCTACACCTTACAAGGGTGTTGCTCTACCACTGAGCTAAAGAGGCTGCTATTGGGAAGAAGATATTATACCAATAACATCACTAAACCATTCACATGAGTGTTAAGCCACCTACGAGACTTGAACTCGTGACCTACACCTTACTAAGGTGTTGCTCTACCACTGAGCTAAAGCGGCAACGATGTAATTGGTCCCCATACTATATTATGAACCAATCTATAAGTTGTTTTTCAGTGTATATTATTATGTTGAAATACTAAAGCTTTTTAGATATTCATGTAGTGGTGTGATTTTCTTCTTGCGTTTTCGTTTCTTTTTTCTCGTTTTTTTAGTTTTATTTTGTATTGGTTCTATTGTTGGAACCGCCATATCTCCCTTTGTGAAACTGGGTGTGCCTGTTTCTTTGTCGTGGAACATGACAGGAAGTCCGTCGAGAACAGGGTCGTTCATATCTACAGGTATTAACATTTTTTTCTGCTTCTTAACCGTGTGTTTTTGTTTGTTTGGTACCACGATGATATTTGCTAGAATACATTTGTGCGGTTCCTGTTTTGTGTTGACGTGTCTAATCTTAATAGTGTGTGCGTATCGTTTTCTAGGTAGTATACTCCGTTGTGTAGTATTGCGTTGCGGTTTCAACTGAATAATCGGCATATGTAGATGTCTTCTTATTGTACTTGCCTAAAAGAAGTTACTAATCTATGAATTATATGTGCATTATTTATTTCTATCTCCACAGCTAGAGCATTTACGGCCATCTACAGGTGTGTATAGAACATCAGTCATTGTGGCGAATAATCGAATATTCGTGTTTGCGCGACTTTGTTGTGGACGTGACGTATAGGTTGTAGTATACGAAGAAGGAGGTTGGTTTGTGTGTGTATTCTGTGTGAACTGCATCTGAAATCGATTGCCTGTCGATGGTTGATACGAAATCATTCTATGTTATAGAAAGATAGAAAGATAGAAAGATAGAAAGAATACATTTATGGTGTGGTGAGTTCATCAAGTAGTTCCTGTTCTAGATCAAATACATTCTGTGCGTTCTGTATGACCTCAGGCGGTTCGCAGTATTGCGTGACAAGAGTAAGAACATTCTGTGCTGCGTCGCGTGCTGCCTGTTGCGCAGCCACTGCCGCATTTTCTGCCGCAGTCTCTTGTGCAGTAGTGTTCGTTGGGTCAGTATCATCTTGTTGTATGTTTGACCATGTCGTAGCGGTGTCGATGGCTTCTATTGTTGCATCATTAAGTATATTGTTTGCATTTTCAATAGTGCATCGCTTCGTGACAATTTGTGTGAGAATGCCTGCGGATTTGTACCATTGTGGTGCTGATGTATATATAGTATTTTCACACTGATTGTTTACGTAAAACGGGAAGGGTTTGTCCTGTTCTGTTTTGGCCATTGTAGTAGCACGTAAGCGAGTCATGTATTCGCTAAATCCATTGACCGCTGCGGCAGGCGATGTATTTGTTCCTCGTGCGTTATTTGTGGCATTTCTCTGAAGAATGTTACGTACAGAAGTGGGTCGTGTGGTGGTTGAAGTGCAGCAGGTTGTAGTGACTGGTATAGGTTCCAGTGTGCCGATACTGTCTCTTGTGTTTTTTTCAATAAATGCTGGTATTGTCATTAGGTATTGTATGTGTTCGTGTGATGTGAGGTTTGTACTGGGTTGTGTCCATGCGTTTGGGTATTGTCCCTTTATCCATGTGTACTTGGTTGCGATCATGGATTTGGTATTACGTACCGACATTTGTGGAATGCTAGGTGTGTTGCGTAATTCTGCTTTCACCTGTGGGAAAGCCAATACGATAGATGAGCCTGACCCAGCATATCCCACTGGAAGGGTTCCGCGAAAGGGTGTTTTGACAGTTGAGTTTCTCATGTTTTTTCCAATATATGATAGGTTTCTTGTACCTCCATTGATAGTAAATGGTTTGGTATTAGCATATGTGTGTGATGTTGCATCGGACTTTTTCTTTAGTGTTTGTAGCGACATGACCTAACTTCTATATATACTGTGTATAAATAAAATGTGTTAATCTAATTAGAATTATAAGTTGTTCCAGTTGGCATATTTATATGTTTCTGTTTCCTTAAACTGCATCGGGTTCATGAGGCCTTCTACAAATTTGTTTATCTTATGTGGATCGATGATGCCTGACTTGTCCTTGCATAACCAGCACGGTAATAAACGTCGTTTTATTATTTCGGCGTTACGTATTTCTTGGTAAAACATTTGGTCAATTACCGAAAAGGCTGATTTGAGTGAGAGTATTTCGCGCATGCTGTCTTTTTTTTTCGCAAAAAGTCTTTTTAGATTTTCCATACGGTTCTGTATAGTTGTCTTTGAATGTGTATGTGTTGTATTTAGTTGTTCCATCTCCGTGTGATAGTTGATGTATCTGATTTCGTTTTTTACATTTTTGAGGACGGTGATGATGGATTTTTGTCGGTCTTCTATTTTTTTGATGATGGAGAATATGTTGGTGTGATAGATTACAGGGTATCGTAGTCGTACGTCATCGGGTATGACAAATCGGTTCATTTCTTTTATCTCCATGATTTTTTTGTCTAGATCCATTATTTTGTTCTCCATTTCGTCCATAAGTTTTACATGAGGGATGTCTGTCGCATTCACGTCTTCTAATTCCGCGGTGGCGCTGTATTCGAAGTCTCTGAATAGCAGTACTGATCCCGATGCGAACTCCATTTTGGTTTGAAGTTTATCGTATTGGTGGCATGACATGGTGTGCGCTTCGGTCGCTGCGTCGAGTTTGAGGTAGTTGACGATGCCCAATAGTACGCCTATGAATGCATTAAGTATCGCAAGAGATAATGCCCCCCATTGATGGTCTCCGACTGCACCGGCGAGTACAGTTGCGATGGCCGATAGCACAATCGCTGGGAGCATAAGCCGGTTTAGTTTGGTTGTGGTATGTGCTTTAGCCTCCATGTATATGATTTTGTGTCCTTTGAGGTAACTGGCCAATATGTCGAGTGCAGATGAGTATCGGTGATTGGGTCTGTTGTAGTACTTTTCTATTTTCCGTTCTACGTCTCTGAACCCCAGCTTACGGAACTTGGGGTGTGATGGTATATCGGTGTCCGTGCTTATTTGCGTTTGTCTGCGTCGGTCTTGTCGTTGATGTATCTTGTCTGCTGAGGATTCGTCGCTGTTAGTGTCGCTCATGTCGCTGGCACTCTCATTTAAAAAAGGGCGTGTCAGCAGGTTTGCATGGATTTCGTGTGTGGTTGTGTCTGCTAGTGGGTCACGGTATTCTCCTGCGCCATCGGAGAATATATTGTCGGGTTGTGTGGGTGATGATGGAGTTCCCCCCACGTCAATCTTTAGGTCAGGTCGTATGTTATTGTGACGACGTACATGTCGTGCCGATTGAATGTTTGTTGATGTATGCATATCGCTGATGTACATCAAATATATAAAAAAATGTGAATAAAATTGAATTATAATATGATATACAGGTGAATGAACAATTGCAAAAGTAGGTGTGCGAATAGTATTCCTCCCAATATCAATAATTCCATAATGACGTGCCCCTCACATGTTCCCATTATACAGCGTCGTATTGCTGTAGATGAGCGTTGCGATGGATCACCTGAGTTGTGGGGGCAATTTGTAGATATCGAAACAATGTATCTCGTTCCTCAACGAGAACATAAAACGAATAATAACTGGAGACCATCTCGCAATACGATTATCGAAGATAAAAACGAGACCTCCGAGTTGTGGTATAAAGATAACCCTCGTTCTTCAATCTGTTCCAATGTTGAAGTTTTGGGAAAGTTTGTATTGTCTCTTCTTTATGGTTTCGCCTTTATCAAAAACTCTGATACATCTGATACATCTGATACATCTGATACATCTGATACATCTGATACATCTACGAGTATTGCAGAGTCACGTCCACCGTAAAGGAGAAATTATTTCCATGAAGATCAACAACGTTTCCCCGTTTGTCTAAGAGCCTCACTGCGAGTTTCTTTATGCTGACAGGTCCAAAGTAGTTTCGCGTCTTAAACGTACCTGTGTTCCTCGTCGCGACTTGTGATACTTGTTGTGTAGAATAAACTGGTATTTGCGCTAGTATATTATTTCCAACATATCCATGTTGTGTTCTAGAAACCATTGTATTTGTGACAAAGTTATTATTGAAGTCGTCCAGTTCCAAAAAGACGTAGTCTATGACGGTTGTGTTGAATACGCTTTCACTTCGTAGTATGCAGTGGTATGTGAGTGTATTGTCCAATACCGATATTATATCCAGTTCTTCGGGTGTTTTTTGAACTACATAGTATGGATTTCTGAAGCCTAGTATGTATCCGATGTTGTGTTGGTCAATTGCGACAACGGTTCCATTTGTTATTCCTGTTTCGCAGTCGAGTACTCCTGGAGCTGTAGTAACAGTTTGAAAGTGTACTTCATAATAAAAATCCGGGTATGGAGGTGACGCTGTCGGTTCAAATGCGTAAATGGCCACCCCTGGGTCGTTGGATATTTTTGTCCTGAATGTGGTTTTTAGCGTGATAGGATTTATCTCTACTCGCAGAAGATTAAGCTCAGAAGTGTTGCTGAATATGTTATTTAGAATCGTTTCCATTTGCGCTGCGGTATAGTTTCCCGCAGGGACAGTGACTGTATGTGTTGTTGTCCCTGCTGGTCCATTGTGCGTGATGATGCTAAATGTATTGAGGGTGGTGTCATCCGCTACATTATACCAATTATTGGGTAGGTTGATGGATGAAATCGATAGAGAGATGACACGTTCTAGATTGACTGGTAGGTTCACAAGAAACGATCCTTCTGGTGTGGTGTTGGGCAATTCGCGGAATAAGGAATCGATACACACGACCTTGCTTACAGTGGTTCTATCTAGAGGGTTCATGTTTCCAAAAGGAACTCCATCGTTGATTTGTGCTAATATGGTGGGCGCAGCAGGTCGTTGGAGACTCAGTATTCTACGGTGAATGTCCATTTCATTTTTATTGTCGCC